AATACGGCGGCATCCGTCGCGCGCAGGCCTTCCTGGTCGGCGTACTGCCGCAGCAGAGCCTCCTGGGCCATGTCGTCCAGCACCGACTGCCGGAACTGCGCGGTATCGAACAGATCCGCACGGAAGTTCTCGCCAAGCATGTTGCGCAGCTGCTGGTAGCGCTGCTCATACGCGGCGCGGAACTGCCCTTGGGTAATCTCGACATCGCCAACTTCGGCGACCACCGGATCACGAGAGCCGGTCCGGAACGACTCGATGCCCACGAAGACGAACGGGATCGAGATCAACCCGACGATGAACCACACCACCCAGCCGGTCAGGCTGTCGCGGATCGACTGCAGCATGTGTTGCCCCTCTCGTTATCCTTTACGGCGGGTATGCGACTGTAACTGTTCACGTTGGCTGATACGAAAAGCCCGGCATGAGCCGGGCTGACGTATCGAGTGGTGGGCTGCCAGGGACTCGAACCCCGAACCTACTGATTAAGAGTCACCACGGATAGCGCCACTTTTCAACGACTTAGGCGTGATTTTCTGAATATTGAGGTGCCGAAAAACCCCAATGAAATCAAAGCGCCGTCTTTCGATATTGTGAAGGTTTTCAGCGGCTGCCGCAATCAGAACCGCCACCCCACCCGCACCAGTGCGCGCACCCTGCCCCGCTCACCGGCAATCAGATCAGCGCCCACCCGCATAGGCCCAAGATCCCTCTCCACCCAGGCGCCGGGCCGGTCATTGACCAGGTCGTAGCTGACGCCGGCAGCCCACAGCCGAGGCGGGGCAGGAATCAGCGCCGGGATGATCGGAGTGTCGATGGCGCCCAGGATGCTGGCATCGGGGCTGCTGACGACCACGCGCTGGCCACCGGCGTCGTCCCGGATCAGCGACCAGTCGATGCGGACATCGGTGACGCCCTCATGTGGCCGGGCGGTCGTGGCCACTCTGCGGACCTCCTGGGCGCCCTCTGGCAGCCGGTGAGGCGGCGGGGCTGGGTCAGGGTCTGGCACGCGCTCGGCGATCAGGGACTGGTCCTGCTGGCGCACGGCCGGGGCGTAACGCACCACTTCGTGCACCGGGGCGTTGGCCGCGCCCAGCGTGTAGCCCACAGTGCCGGCCAGCACCGCCACCACCAGCATCAGCACGGCCAGCAGGGTCACCCCGAGGTCGTTCATGCCTGCCCCAGGCACATGCGGCGCTCAGCCTCCCTGCGCCGGGTGAGACCGGGCAGGGGCACCAGCACGCCCCCTACCCGAGCCTTGTCCCACCGGGGGAGCTGGTTGCAGGCCCCGGCCACGTCGCCGGCATTGAGCATCCGTGCCGCCGTGCTGGAGCCGGTATCGCACACCAGCCGGGGGCCGAGGTTGTAGACCGCCGATGCCAAGGCCCCCAGCTCGTGCGGCGCCAGTGGCACTGGCACGCATCGGTGCACGGTCATCACCGCCCCCCAGAACTCCTCGCCCAGCAGCTCCTCGCACTGCGCCGTGGTGTAGGTCTGGCCCAGCTCAACCCCAGCGGTGTGGCCGTAGCAGGCCGTGGGGATGCCGACTGGATCCAGGTAGGCAACATGCCGCAGACCCTCGAAGGATCCAACCAGCGCGACGGCAGAGCCAAGCCCGAGAGCCGCGATCCGCCCCTTGTAGCTCACTGCAGGTCGTCCAGCTTGCGACGGTCATCCCCGCCCCGTCGATCCCTGCCGCTGCGCCGCTCTCGCCGGTCGCCATGCTCGTTGCGCCAGCTCCACAGCTTGTGGCCCAGCAGGATGATCAAGTATGCGATGGTCAGCACCGCGATGATCTGCTCGGAGGTGATGCCGGTCACCAGGGCGTAGACCGGGGGCGCAATCTTGGCGGTCTCGATGGGAAGGTCGGCAAGCTGGTTCTTCATGATTTCTCCAGGCACAAAAAAACCGCCCTGGGGCGGTCATGAGAGGTTGGTGGCCGACGTCAAACCGTTGGAGGATCGGCCTTGTATGGGTGGCTGACGTCCAGGCTATCGGTCAATCCCCAGCGGTGAGCCAGGTATCCGAACAGCTTGTCAGTTTCGCCCGAATCCGGGATCGCGCCATCTCCTGCAATCAATTCGGCGATGTCCACGTCGCCGAAATTGGTGCCGCTGCTCGAGGCGCCGGTGTTGCTGAATGCCCCGATCGAGATTCGATTGTTTGCTGTATCCGACGTCGAACCGCTCGAGGTCAGCGTGCCGGTGGTTGCGTCGAGATCGCCATTGATCCACAGCTTTGCCTCTCCCGAAACCCAGGCCATGGTGTGAAGTGCCATAACGTATGAGCCCTGCGCCTCGGTTGTTGCGTCGAGGTGAGAGGTGCTGTCGGCGTCTAGCCGCCTCGCTGACAATCGTGGGGTGTTAGCAGCACTCGTTGATCCTGCCGACACTTGCAGTCGGTTTCCTAGTGAACCGCCAGCAGCCGCGCAGATAGATCTGTTGGTTGGAGATCCGTCGTCGGTGCGCTTTTTGTAGCACGCCATGATCCAGCCATACTGCTGGTTCCTGAATAGCGCCGTGGCCCCGGCGAGCTCGCTGTAGAGGAATTGGGACGTCCCGTTAAACCTGATCACTCTCCGGCCATTCAGCTCTGCTGACAATATGGTCGGACGCGCGCCGGACGTCGGCTGGCTCATGTGCGAACCGGCCCCGCTGATATCGTTCCACCCGCTGCACACTCCACCCCCGGCGTCAGTGATGTCGCTGTCATCGTTGAACCATGCCTCGGGTTGCGTGCCCAGGTTGGATGGCGTCCACGGAGCTGCCGCTGTCTCGAATCGGTAGGGGTTCAGCAGAAATCCAGCCTGCCGTCGAGGCGGGGTGATGATCCTGCGGCGCGGGAGCCAGATCATACGGTCCGGTTCCCGATGAGGTAGACCTTGAGGCCCTTTGCGCCCGCATCCCCGACCTGGTCAATGTCGATGGTGATCTCGGCGTCATCAGCCAGGGAGGCGTCGGAGATCACAGCCGGCGTTGCGGCCGTGGTGCTGGTCTTTTCGGTGTTGTCGATCGTGAGCTTCGTGCTCAGGATGGACGTTCCGCCCTCGTTGATGTCCAAGGTGAAGATCGAGCCGCTTGGCTGGGCAGCCGTCAGGCTCGCGCGGACGCCGGTCACCGTGAATGCGTATGGCATGCGGAAGGTGACCTTCGCCGTACCGGTCGTCAGGTCCGTAGTCTCGTCGCTGCAGGCGATCGGGATCATTTGGACAGAAGCGGAGATGCCAGCGATGTCGGCGATTTCCTGCACCGTAGCCCGGCGAGTCAGCCATTTGCTGATGGTCACTGTCTCGCCGGCTGCATCGTCGACAATGACGTCGCCGTCGGTGTTGCCGATCGTGATCTTGCCCGCGGTCACCGCAGTGATGCGCGCCGAGAATATGTTGTTGGCCGTGTTGCCGGTGAATCCCGATACGTTGACCTGATCTCCGACCGCGAAACCGGCTGATACGAATCCCGAGCCGCTGTCGTTGTAGCTGTTGTCGGATGCTGCCGCGCTGATGGTGGCGGCGCTGATCGTGACCGTCGTAGAAAGCTGCGAGATCTCGACCAGCTCGCTGCCGTCAAGCATGCCTGCGGCGGTCATCAAACTGATGCGTTGGCTCATGGGTTACTCCTGGCTGCGGATGTCGCCGCTTTCTGTGATGCGCGTATCGCCTGCCTCAGTGAGGCGACCCTCGGCGCTGTAGGTGAAGATGCGAACCTGCCGCTGCCAGCTGGTGTAACCATCACGCTCGGCCTCAATCTCGATCCGCAGGTTGTAGGCGCCGCCAATGGCTGGGACCCAGCTGGTTCCGGTGATGCCGCTGACGCTGTCGAGCAGCGTGTCGGTGTCGTCGTCGTATGCGTAGACGTTGTATGTGCTCCCGGCCTCTGGACCGATGCTTGCCTCGCTCTGCTGGACCAAGTAGCCCGTCTGCAGTGTCCGGTCTCGGTGTGCCCAATAAACCGTGAAAGCCTCCTTGACTTCTACCGGATACTCTTGCCCTCCTACGGCTACTTGCCCAGGCGGATATGGCCGAATCAGCCGGGACGCTGCGGTAGCGCTGAATTCGCTGGCAAGCTCAAGATCGAGTGCTCCACCAGTGCCGATGCTGGGCAGCTTAAAGTCCACTTCCTCGCTTGTTGCGCGCTCGGTCTCGTCCTCGCCGATCGGGTCGAGCTGCCAGATCCGGGCGCCAGCGTCGTGCGCCTTCGGGGTGGTGTCGAGCATGCCGCGCGACACGCCCAGCGTTGTGCCGCTGATACTGGTGATCTGCACCAGCTCGGCAGTGCCGCCGGCACCGATCTGAGCCAGGGAGCCCACCACAAGGCTGTCGAGGCCGTTCCCGTTCTCGACGTCGATGGACGTGTCGCCTGCCTCGATGTCATCGACTAGGGTCGCGGTCGGGCTGAAATCGGCCACCGCCGCCTGCTCGTATTCGGCCGTCCCCACGCGGCTGAAAATGTTGTATCCGGTCGAACCGCCGCCTGGGTTTGCAGCCAATGTCAGGAAGTAGCTGGCGTCGTCGTCGAGGTAGTCGAGGTCCGCCGCGCTCAGGTTCTGAGCCAGGAGGTAGTACGGGGCCTCAATGGCATCTTGCACGGCGACGACGTTCGGCTGGGTGTCTGGCTCCACCCATCCTCCAGGTTGCTGCTGGGAGTAGCTGCTGGCCGGGAGCCCGTAGACATCCTCCGAGAAGTCGATCCGGATCTGCCGGTCGCTGAGGCTCCCAGTATCAACACGCAGCACTCGGCAGATCGATTCGGCGATGCCGAGCTTTGGCCAGCTGAGCTTAAACACGTCGCCAGGAATCAGGTCCCAGGCCTCACGATTCACGATCATCTGGCCCTTCGCCAGCGGCACACTACTGGCCATCAGGTCGCGTTCTGCAACCCGGGCCGCGAGGGCAGCATTGCTGATGCCAGGGTACTGGCGTGTCTGGCTGACAACGCCCTGCACCTGGATGTTGGCCAGGTCCTGGACGGTAATGCTGGCTTCCTTGCCGGTCTCGCGGTCGTCATACACCACGGTGATTTCATTGATCGTGTCGCCGTAGCCGACCCGCTGCCACGAATCCAAAGACACGATGTTCCCTTGATCGAAGGCCTGCAGGGTCTCCGGATCGTAGTCAGCGCGGATCAACTTGAGCCGAAACTTCCCGGTCCTAGGGTCGCTGTAGAGAATGCCGGCGCAGTGGTCCAGCACCAACCTGATGAACGTGCCGATCTCGTCCTGGGCGTTCCACAGAAGGCTGAGCCCCATTCCCTCGGAACACATGGCATCAGCAGCCGTTCGGAAGTCAGCGTCATCGATCTGAGCCACCGGGTAACCCATACCCCAGTTTGAGTCCACGATGCTCTGGTAGATGATGTGGGCGGGGTTCATATCCCCTTCGCCCACCTCGGCTTTGTCGGGGTACCAGCCGCTGGCGCCTATTCCCGGAACCGCCAATGCTCTGTAGTAAATGAAATCCTGCGATTCCGGGTACCCACTGATTCCGAGGAAAGTGCGCCCCGGCGGCATCAGCCCATCGGCTACCGCTTGGTTGTAGTGAGGCGTCCAGAATGATCCGCTGTTGTACCGATGGTCAAAGCTCGGAAGTACCGGCTCTAAGGGTCGATCAATATCGCTGAATGATGTCTGCTCGTTGTATTCTTGAAGCGCCCTGTACTGGACGTTCTCAACAACGACGGGGTAGTCCTCTCCGTACTCAAGTCCTGCCGCAATCAATCCGGCCGAAACCCACCTGTTGTAGACGCCTTCCCACACTTCCTGCGTATTCACAGGGTGTCCGACCGGCGCGCAAGGGGGCGGGTTTTCTCCGAGGTACTCTCGGATCAGCGCTTTGCGGTCAGTGCTGGCCGCCTGGTAGTTGTAAAGGACGTTCCAGCTTATGCCGCTTTCATATTTAGTCGGCAGCTCCCGCAGAAACTCTAAAGTCCTTCCAGACTGACCGCCGATCAGGCAGAAATTCTCGTCTATTGGATCGACCGGAGACGAGGGAGAGCAAAGCGGGAAACAAAGGTTTTGCGGCGGCTTGGGCTTGCGCCTCACCAGCATCTTTAGCGTGTTGAATCGATATATGGTTTTTACATAATCGTCATCGTATGGGCAGCCAAAAACTTCACTGCAAATGTTGGCGGCCGACCACAGGTCTTTAGGAACGGGAGGCAACCACGGATCTATTGTCGCTATGTAATAGATCGCAGCGCTGTTGGCACCGCCGCCATCAAATCCACTCCAAAAGGCATACTGATTCGGCTCAACGCCTGCATCATGTAGCTGTTTGAACGGAGTCCCGCTGCCTGCGTAGGGCAAGTTTCCGAATCGCCTTGATGGCGGGACTAGCGCCCATATGTCCTGGTAATGAAGATGAAACCTCAGGATCTGTTGGTCTCCTGGGTCGAGGCTGTCGTAGGGCTCTATCGGCCCATGGCTGCCCTTGTCCCATGCAATGGGAAGTGGAGTCAGCGGGTAGGGTTCGTTTGATTGGCGAATCTCCCAAGCTTCTTGATAGCTGTCTCTCCACTCGCCGTCTGCGAAATACTCGAAATCGTTGAGGCAGCTTCTAGGGTCGCTCCCTTGCAGCCATGGGTATATGGTCTCGTTACGAAACTCGAGCTCCATGTCCCCGCTCGCGGGCAGGCACTCCCATCCGGTCCTGATGCGCTTTACCTCGAAAGCCCAGGGCTTGATGTACGGATTGTTGGAGCTGACCTGCCCGCCACGGTAAGCGGCCGTCAGAACACCACGGAAGTGCGGGATGTCGTTGCCCAGCTGGGTAGCGAGATAACCGTCCTTGTCCTGGTTGCTAGCGCCCATGAGCACGCTCAGGTCGCCGACCACCCCGCCCTCGCGGTCATCCCCGCCGAAGAGGCTGGGCTTTTTGATGTTGATGATGCTGTTGCGGTCGACGTTTCCGCTCCACGCCTCGCGGTCACCGACGAGGATCCGCTTGATGGCATCCACTGGCCCGTAGCACAGGGCGAAGTGCAGCCCCATGAAGTAGCGGTAGCCGACGGTTTGCTTGCTGCTACCGCCCATGGCTCGCCCTCGCGTGTTCCACCAACTTTTTGGCCATCGGATCTCGCGTAGCCAGCAGCGTGTTCTCGTCCAGCCCGTGACGCAGGAACTCAGCCCAGCTCAGGCCGTGCCGCTGGAACCATAGGCGCGCGCCGCGGTTGCAGTAGCCGGCCTTGTGGCCGAGAAGGGGCACGGTGCGCAGGTGGCAGTGCGTCACGATCACTTCTTGCCACCCTTCTTACGGATCGCCTGGGTGCTGAGGTCGCCGTACCACACCACGTTGGCGCCGCGGATAACCTTGGTGCCGAACACCACCGGGATGGGGCGCCCTTCTTCGGCTGTGGGCACGTCGAAGTCGGAAAGGGTCGCGGGTTTCGGAGTCGGAGGCTTAGGCGCCAGGGCGATCGAGATCGCCGTTGTGACGACCAGGACGATGAAATATGTGAGCGGGTCCATGTCAGTAGATCGGCGTGCCGTCGAATGGATTCTTGCGAGGGATGTAGGGGTATCCGCCGTAGTTAGGCAGGTTGTTGAACACCCCAGAACAGGTTGCAGTGGTGTGGTCACAGCCGGGGTAAACCGTCACCTCGTCGGTGACTGCGATGTCCTGAAACGGGTGCGAGAGCACGAGCTGAGTCCCGACGTGGGAGCGGATGAACCGCCGCTCGACGTTCCCGTCCGGCTGCGTCCAGTCGATGTACCCACCGCCATAGGGAAGCAACACCGGCTCCGACTCACCGTTGTCCATCAGCGAATCCACGGTCAGGCTGGTGCCGGACACAGCGGCAACGTTGGTGACATGGGAAAACATCCCCCGGCTCACGCCGCAGTTGCAGCTGTAGAGAACCAGGGGGCACTGCCGCTGGTAGAGCCGGCGCAGGCCCTGCCGGCGAAGGGAGG